GCTGAAAGATCATCAGGCAACGGCTTACCAAAACCATAGAGAACCCCATTGTGATTGACAGTTCCTTGCTTCACTACTAGCATTCTGTACCTCCCGTGGTAGAAATGTAAAAAGGGCGGCTTTCTGACCGCCCTTTATCCTTAAGCTACTGAACCTGGGCTACCAGCCAGTCCTCGATGACGTCAGGGGCACACAGCGGCCGGGCGGTGGTCCGGATCATCCGGGTATCGGCATTGATGTTGCTCCACACCTTGGGGACTCTCATTCCCTCATAGGTGTAAAAATTGCCGTCCATTTCCATCTGAGTCACGGCGCCGTAGAAACGCTTGCCCATGTTCCGCTTGAGAAGCACGACGGTGTTATCGGAGATCATCGGTTTGGTAATGAAAGTACCGTTGCCTTGGTCCTCATCGTACCATTCGTCGTACTGGTAGATCTCCAGGCCCAAACCAGGCAGTGTGCCGACGAAGGTCAGAGCGCCCTCATAGGCATCGATGTCGATTGTCGGCCGGGCGAGAGCGTCCTGCTGGAACCCGGCGGTGACCGGGGACAGCAAGCCGAGCAGGATGTTCCGGTTCAGAATGTTCTTGATCTGCGGATGCAGTACGAAGTTGTTCACCACATTGCTCGCCATGATAACAAGATTAGGGAATGTTCCAGAGTTCTTGCCCACGATTCCACGCCATACCTTCAGGTCATCGAAGGGAGTCGAGGTACTCTGGTTCGACCAGAGAGCATTACCAGAGTTCGTCACAAACTGCGAGAAGCCATAATCGACGGTGTCCTGAACATAATTGTTCATGTTGTCGTCGATGTAACCGTTCATGACGCACTTTCCGGTGAGCAGAATATCCCGGGCCATGATCTCCTCACGACGGGAGATCGCCTTCTCGAAAAAGGCCAGATCCTCAGCAATCCGCTCGGCCTGACGTTCTTCCGGAGTCCTCTGGCTGTAGATATTCTCGCCCATTACCCTGGTCGAAATGTCCTCAACCGTGAGTTTCCGCTGCGGCGCCACAAAGGGCGGAACATAGCTACGAGTCTGGAAGCCCTGACGGTCCATGGTGAACCCGCCGGCGCCCTTGGCGATATATGGGGCCACCCTGCGGCGTTCCTTCTGGAAGTCCACGTCGATGTTCTCAGTCACGAATGTCTTGGTCTGGTTGAACACCACGTCCCGGAGAAACGTACGCGCCGGCATCATGCGGCGCAGTGCCTCCAGGAGTGTTCTGGTTTCATAAAGCGCAAGTCCTGCCATTTACTTGTATCCTCCTGTTCATTTTTTTTAGGCCAAACAAAAACCCCATCCGGTTAAAGATGGGGCCGCGATTTGGGTTTTACTTGTGAGGCTATGTTTAGCTGCAGGTCACTGCGCAGCTGGCAGTCACACCATCATCCGCGCTGGTCGCCGTGATAGTTGCAGTACCGGCGCCTATCCTCGTCACGAGGCCAGCTACGCTCACGGTAGCTACGGCAGTGTTGCTGCTGGACCAGGTGACATTCTGATTCGTAGCGGTGGACGGAGCGAAAGTGACAGTAAGTTGCCCCGTGGGGCTTTGCGCCGACAGAGCCAACGTAGCAGGGCTTACAGAGATGCTGTCTACGGCAACCGTCGGGTTGGGGATAGTGCTGACCAGAATAATGCCGCGCGTACGAAGCGCATCCTCGAACGTGCTAATCACCTGACCAGATTTGCAGATGATCGCATTTCGGTTGAAGATACCAGTCTGGTATGCGAGGGCCGGGATACCGATCGGGGTAGCCTGGGGAACAGCTCCGGTATCGATAGTTGTCTGGGTCGGGTCCATGAGCTGGCCCTGCTGCAATCCCAGGATGTACTTGGGATACTGAGTACCGTCCGAAGCCCCAGAATCGCATACATAGGCAAGCCCACTGGTTGAATTGATGCCCAGCAGGGTACCGCGGGCAAGGACGCCCTGGCCGGGAGCCAGGATGACGCCCTTGGGAATGATCGGCTCTTTCTCCCCGGCGATCAGGGCATCATATTCAAAATCACCGATGATGCTGTATTTCGGAGTAACAACAACATTTTCAGACATTGATTACGCCCTCCCTCTGTGTAGAACTTTATTGGCCGCCTTGGCAATGAAATCCCCGATAGATTCCCGATGTTCCTGCTCATTCTGGTCGGTGAAAGTATTGGGGGCAGCCCCAACCGTCTTCACGCCGGACGCAGCAGTATCAGTCTGGAAGCCAGACAAGAAAGCGCTGGCCTGGGCCGCGCCCTTGACCTTCGACGCCTGGAGATGCTCGAAAGCCAGGTCCTTGGCCATTGCGAATGTCTCATACTTCGCCTTGGCCAGCAAAGCGGGATCGACCTGCCCGGCGATGGCGTCGATATCCTTGATGCGCTGGCGCTCCTCTGACCTGGCATTGGTAGCGACTAGGGCCGTCAGTTTCGGATATTTGTTGATGAGGCGCTGCATGGCATTTTTGGCCTTTTTGCCCTTGTCCTCGTCGTGGCAGTCCTCGTCCTCGGCATCGTCGTCGTCGATGGTCTCATCCTCATCCTTTTTCTTGCTGTTTTTCTTGCCCTTCTTGTCGTCGTCTTCCGGCGTCTCGGGGTCATCATCTGGATTGTCGGTCTCGTCCGGAGCCGCATCCTTTTTCTTCGCCAGAGCCACGAACTCCGTCACGATATTGCTGTCGGCATTGTGGGCGGTGATGGCATCCATGATGTTGGCCGCGTGTTCCAATTCCGGCAGGGTCTTAAATCCTGAGAGGTCATGCTTGACGCTATCCATGTACAATACCCGTCCTTTCATCTCCATATTTTCTACTCTTGCAGCGAGCGTGGTATCGCAGAAACCAAGTTTGACCGCCTCCGCGGTAGTCATCCATTTTTCTGCGTTCATCATCGCAGCGATATCGGTCTCTTTCTGACCAGTACGATTAGCATAGATCGCCACGATAGACTCCTTGATGGTATTAAGGGTGTCAACATTCTTCGCCAGTTCGTCGGCATTGTAGATTCCGCACAGACATGTCAGGGGGTCATGAATCATCTGCATGGCGCCGATGGGCATCTGGATTTCGTCGCAAGCCATCAGCACCAGTGTCGCCGCAGAGGCCGCCAGGCCGTCAACGATGCCGATAATCTTGGCCGCATGGGTCTTGAGCTGCGTGTAGATGGCGATCGCTGCGAAGATATCACCACCGATAGAGTTGATCCGGCAGGTGATCTGGCTGACATTGCCGAGATCCCTCAGGTCCTGCACAAACTCATCGGCGTAGACCCCGCTGCCGCCGCACCAGTCATCCCACCAGCTCTTCTCAGATTTGATCTCGCCGTAAAGCAGCAGTTCCACCGTGTTGTTGACGGCATTCTTGAATTTCCAAAACTTATCCAAGGCCATTCCCCCTTTCAAGGTTTTTCATCTTCCAGCATAGATTCCACAACTCTATCCAGGTATTTGTCGATCAAAGATTTGTACAAAGCAGGAGACTTCATAGCTGGATTTTCGTTCTGCTGGTCGATCGCAGCAGGGTCGAAAACGTCATTCGCTTCTTTCATCAGGGCATTTTCACGGGTAATCTGCTCGATGTTGGCGTCCCAATCGCCGCCGGTCAGCTCGATCGTCTCTTTTTCACGAGTTGAGAAACCATTATCGACACGCTTCTGAGCCGCCAAAACCTCTTTGAGTGGGTCGATCTGACCCTGAGAAGGCCCATTCCACTCAGCCTTTGACCACGCTGCTCTTATGATCGGGTCATCAAAAAACCCGGGAGCAATGATTCTTCCCCGGGCGACCGCCTCAGACAGCCAAATCTCGTAAACCGGTTGGCAGAAATCCTTGGCCAGCCATGACCGGCGCATCCTAAAGGCTTTCCAGGCTTCCAATAGTGCCGCCCGGGAAGCGGAATAGCTGGACTCGAAAGATTTGAGCAATACTTCATAGGGCACTTCGATTGCGGCTCCGATGTACCTCGCTAACGCGGTCACAAACTGATCAAAGTTTTTGCTCGGCCTCTTTGGGTCCGCGATCTCGACCTTCTCGCCAGGCATCAGCCGGTTAATATTGCCCGGCCCCATCTCATAACCGTACTCGGTGTGATCGACCTTTTGAACTTCGTCCTGCGACTCGCCAAGAACCAAGTCGTTCGTCGGCAAATCACTCTGGATAAACGCCGTGAAGAAACCGTTAATCACAGCAGCGATCAGTTCGGCATCAATGTAGCGGGTCAACTGCTTTAGGCTCTCGATCACCGGCGCTAAAAGCGGAACGCCCCGGTATTGTTCAGGGCGCTCAGAATGCATTACCTGCAAGACGTTTGGTAATCCGGTCTCTTCACCATATGCCGGAACTCTGGTCCATCTACGAAGCGACATTGTAGGGATGAAACTGTTCGGGTAGAAATTACAAACATGATAGGCGACGACTGCCCCGTTGTCGTCGATCTCCACCCCGTTGTAAACCCGGAAGCCAGTCTTAGTGTTGAACCACACCTGGCCAGTCAGCCCTGAGAACGCCGTCGTGTTGGGATTCTGCACCCGGTCGCCTTCAATCAGGTGAATCCGTAGCCCATAAGGAGCGAATTTTGTCGGCGGCTCACTGGCAATCAGCGCCCAGCCATCACCGTTTAGCAGCCAGGAGACAAGGCACAAGCATTGCATCTCGTAGAAATCATTGATCCTAGTGGCGTCACAGTTGCGCTGCTTGTTTGCCCAGAGAGCAAATTCCCGTCTGGTATGGGCCTCCCATTGTTTTGCCTCGTCCCGGGAGAGGCCGAGAAACTCGAAGTCGATCTTCGGGCGGAGCTGCAGGCCAGCCCCAACCACATTGGACTCAAAGGACTTGATCGCAGACGTGGCCAGCGGAGCCCCCATGTAGAGAGAACGGGAACGCATACGAAGCGTGAACAAATTCATGTCCACATCTTCCTGGGGCGATCTGGAATCCGCTATAAATCCTTTGAGGGCCCGCTTCTGGAGGCTGGCTCCCTCCTGGGAATACCCACTATTCTTGTAGGCTCGTTGGATCGTGGCCGTGGTGAATTGTGCGGCTGCCTTTTTTACCTCTTGTTCGGGGCTGGGCTGCTGTCTTCCATTCCAAAGATCACTGAAAAAACCTTTTAGACCCCCGATGTAATCACATCCTTTCAGAGCAAAAACCGCCCGGAGGCGGTTGGCTTATTTCAAGACTTTTAA